CTTGCCGGTCCGAGCGCCTGAGCGCCGCCTCCCGCTCGCGCGCGATATAGCTGCCCGTGTCCCAGCATCGGTGGATGTCGGCGCCGTCGCGCGCCCTTGAGAGTCCCGCAATGTCCTTGACCGTCTCGAACTCCATCGGGCTCACCCGGTAGAAGCTGCCCGCGCGCTGCAGGGAGTAGTAGCCAACCTGCTTGCCGATGGCCCTTTCCATTTTCTGCCGCGCCCTGTGACTGTTGCACCGGATTAGGACGGTCTTCGGTGTGGGGTCGCCGGCCGTCATAGGTCCAGCTTCCGCGCGATGCCCTCGACGGCGCTTTCCATTCGTCGAGTCCCTCCGCGCCAGCTCATACCCGGCGCCCCGTTCTCCTCCAGGTAGTGCAGTCCTTCGGTAATCAGCTCGCGCTCCGTCTGCGACAAGGTGGTCCCGTCGCCGAACGCTTGCGCGCGTGCCCGTGCTAGTCCCTTGCCGGTCCGTCCGGTGCGCGCCTCGATCGTCGCTTCTTGCGCTATCGCTTCGCGCGTGGCGCGGGGCGGATCGGCCGCCTCTAGCCGGCCGGCCAGCGCCAGGACTTCCGCCACGGCGCCCGACTCCAGGCTCGTACCCGCGAACACGCGCAGCAGGGTCGCCGCCGCCCGTAGATCGCTGCGTGGATCGGCGCTCATATCGCCACCGCCTCGCCGACCGCGTTCGCTTCCAGGATGGTGGCCCTGTCGACGCGGTGGGAATCGTTTGGCTGCAAGTACAGTTCCGTGCGTTCCAGGCAGGTGGCCACCTCCTCCGCTAACTCCTCCAGCGCGATGCGCCCGCCGTGGTCGACCGTGAGCGTGACGGTTACGCAAGCGGTCATGCTCCCACCGTCACAATCCCGCGCGCTGCCATCGCTGCGGACTCGACAGCCTCCGCTGCGATGCGCGCGGCGACGTCCTCAGCGGCGGCATTGGCCTGCTCCATTACCAGGTCGTCGCCGACGAACCCCCAACAGGAGTCCGCCACCCCGTCGGGGTCCACCACGTACCCGTAGACCTCGCCGCGCAAATAGGAGTCATACTCCTCCACCTCGCCGCGCAGCGACCGCTCGACGTCGTCGCGCTTCGTAAGGCCGATCCGCTGGCGCGCCTCCGCCGTGTCGAAGATCACGCCCACCTGCCCGCTGTCCCAGCCGCGAGATGTCCCCACGTACATGGAGATCCCACTGTGATCGTGCAGCCCCAGCGGCAGGATCACCGTGGCGCCACGCTCGCGGCGCAGATAGTCGTCGACGGCCAGCTCGACCTCGCCGGACCCGCCACACTGGCCGCACGATGCCGGCCCGATCCGGTCCGGGTCATCGGTCACCGCTTCCATGGCGCCGAGTGTGCCGGCGGCGAGGACCTTCCAGCCGGATACGTCGTACGCGCGGATCTCGTACCGGTCCGGATCGTCGCCGATGCCATCGCATCGGGGGCATTCGATCCGGGTGTCGATCTCGGCGAGCTGTTCGTCGCCCAGCGTGTAGCGCCGATGCGCGCACAACATCGTGCCGAGATTGTCAGCGTGGCGCGGGTTGCTGCACTCCGGATCTTCGTCGCGGTGGATCTCCACCACGACACCGCAATGCGTGTAAGTATCGACTGGCTCCATGTCAGCCACCGATCCTCTCTGCGCGCTTGTAGCCCCGCGCGCCGCCCTTGGCGCCCGGGAGCTTGGCCAGCAGTCGGCACCGCATCGCCTCGCAGAAGTAGAATCCCTCCGACTCGCGCCAGCCTTCATGCTCGCACGCTTGGTATTCGTAGTGCGCCAGCGCCGTGGCGACTGTGGCCGTGTCGGCGACCGCCTGCACCGCCTCCGTGAGGCCGGCGGCCAGACTGTAGACCGTGGACCCCGTGTTGATGGGCTCGAACGTGTAGGGCTGCTCCCAGTAACGCTCGATCGGGCCCGGCGTGCGCTCCGGGGCGCCCACCGTGTCCGGGTAGCGGGCATGGATGCTGTCCAGGTTGCACTGCGCGAGTCGTTCGCCCATGATCCACGGCGGGACTATTTCCACGCCTCTCCTCGGCGACCGTGGCGAGTCTGCCAGCGGGTCGATTCTCACCCGCGCGTGGCGCCGGTGGAAATAGTAGGAGAAGCCGTCTTCGGGACCGGCCCAGCCTCGCGAGTCCGTCGCCCCTACGATGGCCGATTGGACTAAAAAGTCGATGTGATCTTTGTCCACCATGTTCGCGCTCATTTGTGATCGCCTAACCCTTTCCGTAGTGTTTGTGCGTCATGTCTGACGTGTTCAGAGTGTAGCAGATACTTACGCCGAACGTAAGTGCCTGCCGGTGATCGGTGCGTCGCCATCATGGCTCATGCACTGGGCAGGAGTCGCCGCCGTGGTGCACCAGGATCAGCCCGTCTTGCGTGGCGTCCAGGTGGCCCGTACAGCCGTCGTGGGCGAGCCCCGTCAGATAGATGGCCGCGGTGGCCACGGCCGACCCGCTGAGGTCGAGGTGCCCGCGTCTCGGCTCCGCATATGCGTCCAACAGCGCCGTGAGCGTGGCCGCATCCTCCGGCCCCAGAATCACCGCCTTGTTTTTGAGCGACTCGACGGTCTGGCCTTCTCGGAGCATCTCCGCCACGTTGGGCCAACCCGTCGTCTCCAGCAGCTCGGCGGTGCGAGCTATTTGTCTGCTAGTCATGTTGCATCCCTTTCGTTGGTAGTTAGTCGGTGCCCAGCAGGTGCTGGAGTTCATCACAGATCCGGTCGGCGCCGGCCGTGTCCTGCCCGTCCGCATAGAGCTGCGCGGCCGTCGCGCACGCCGCCTCGTAACGGGCGCTGAGTTCGTTCATTTCCTGAAGCGCCTCGCGACCCAGCACCGCGGACCCAAACAAGGTTGCCAGGTCGTCGTCGTCTGCATAGTTCGTGACCGTGCACAGGATGTCGTCGGAATCGTTTACGGCGAGTCCCATTGCATAGTCCAGGTCTCGCGTCTCCAGTGCTTCGCCGGTCTCACGGCACACCAGCAGGGCGGCTAGGTGGGCCCACGGTGTACAATCGGCGCCCGTCCGACCGTACCGGCTGCAGAGCACCTGCAGACCGCCCGTGTACTCGCCGGTCCGTGCGTCGTGCGTGAGGTAGCGGAATGCGTGTTCCCGTGTCACGCCGCCACCTCCAGGAGGATCATGCCGTCATCCTCGGCCCGGGCGATGTCGAGCGCATCGGTAGCGAACCCGGGCACGCCGCCCGGATAGCCGTCGCGAATGATCGCCTCGACCCCCCGGTCGGTCAGTCCCTCCGGGTCGGCCAGATCGCTCCACGTGATCCATTGGCGAGCTTCTGCCAGCTCGGCGCGTGTTAGCGTTCGTATGGGTGCAAGTGTTGCGAGCTTCATTGTGTTCTAACCCTTTCGGTAGTAGTTGCAATCTGCCCGGATGGGCAACGGCGCGCGGGGGATACGATCCCCCATAGCTCCAGCTTCAGCGCGCGCCTGAGCGCTTCAGGAGACTCGCTCCAGCACCTGCTCAATTTCGGCCGCCCGCGCCGCGTAGACGGCCGCCTCCTGCGCGCATCGTTGCCCGCGCCGAGCATCGGCCGTCCGGAGCGCTTCGCGAACCTCGCGCCTGAAGTCCGACGACAGGAGCACCCTGCAGCCGGTCGTGCTGCTTGTCGGAACCTCCGCCATCGACTCCAGCATATGGAGCACGCGGAAGACCTCCACTCCAGGGCCGAAGCCCTCGCACAGTAGCTGCTTGCGCACGGACGGACCCACGCGGATGACCCGGTCTTCGCTTAGGTCGATGACCTCCGCCGGGTCACCGTCCCAGCCGAACACGTGGAGGATGTTCGAGATGGCTGCATCGCTCGCGCCCGCGGCCCGGGCCGCCTGAGCTGTCCTTATCGCCTGCTTGAGATCCATGTCCTAACCCTTTCCCTAGTAGTTGCCTTGCGCTCCGATTGGAGCAGGACCGGGCGGAGGAGTCGAACCCCCGCCCGGTCGCTTGCCGTCCTACGCCAGGACCGCCTGGAGTGTTGCGAGTGTTTCCGTGTCGAGCTTGTCGACGCCGCCGGTGATCGCTCGCGACGCGTTGCGTTCGCCCCGGTCACCTTGGATGTTGCCGGCGTGGTGCGTGTACGTGTTGACCGCTTGGACGACTCCATAAGCCGTCCCGCGCCACGGACTCACCCGGTTGTCGTGGTCGTACATGCCGGTGAGCGCGTCGCGCTTATTGAGCGCGAGCGTCCGGCCCCTGCCTTCCTCAGTCGGCAACGGCGCCAAGGAGTCCAGGAAAGCGGCCCATTGGGCGTCAGTCACGGTGACGTCGCAGAGCTGCGCCACCTGAGCTGAGAACGCGTCCGCGGTGTCCCAGACCATCTGCAGCGCTTCACGTGCGCTCGCCAACTTCAGACGCGAGTAGCGCGAGTGCCTCACCTTGACCTTCTGGGCGCCCATCTCACCCAGTGCGGCGCTCATGGTGTTGTCGCAGACCGTGTTGGTGATGCTCCGCCCGTACGTGGTCGCAAGCGACCCATCCAGGGACGTGGCAGCGAGCAGGTGGGGCCGAAACTCGACACCCTCTGGAGTCGTGATCGAGTCTGGCACCTCGATCTGTACCCACGCTTGAGCGCCTCCACGTAGGAGTCCTGCCGACCCTACCTGCAGCGTGTCGTCCAGGAGGTTGGCCACCTGATCGACCAACCATTCGCGATACTGGTGGATCTCATAACCCTGCTTGAAAACCCCCAGCACCGCGCCGGTGTCGGACCGCATGATCGCTTTGCGGTCTGGGTCCTTGACCTGCAGCACGCCGTCCGGCGTAAGCGCGGTTGCGGTGATCGTTCCCGCTACTGCCTCCCACGGGAACAGCCGCCGGTGCAGATCCTCGACCGGGACCGCTCCAGGGTAGTGGTTGCTCTCTGCGCCCTGCTCCTCGGCCCTGTAATGCCACGCGTGGCCACGCCTATCCGTGAAGCCGATAAGCGTCTGTGTGTTGAGCCACTGTGCTGTCTCTCTGCTCATGGTGTCCTAACCCTTTCACTGGTGGTTGATTGCCCGGGTGGGCATGAGCGCGCTGGAGGTGAGTCCGTGGCTCGACTTCAGCCGCGCGCTTGAGCGTCCCTAGCGGTCAAGCTCCAGGGCGCCGGCGCCGGCGTATTCAGCGTCGAATGCGGCGAACTCTGCGCGAGCTGCGTCCTCAGTCTCGCACGCTTCAGCGGTCCGGAATCCTTGCGAGTCCGTCCAGAGCAGAAAGCGTCCGACGCGCGCGAGATGTCCCAAGCTGTCAACGTCGCCAGTTTCATCGTCGGCCTGTCCGTCCATGACTAGCGCATCAAGCGTGGCGGCTAGCACGGAGTCCGTACCCTCATATCGTCCGGGCACTGCCTGCTCCATGTCCATTTCCTAACCCTTTCTATTCGGTGTCCGTGACCGGCTGGCCACGCGACAACGTCGAGGGTAACAGATACTTCTACGGACCCGAAGTGTCAGACGGTAGGAGCTGTCTGGGCGCTAGTTTCTGGCCGTCTGGACGGGCTCGCATCGGCTCGCGCAGAGCCACCTAGTGGCGGGCTCGACCACGGCTCGACCATGGCGAGCACCAGGGCCCATCCAGGGAGGAGCCGCCTCGCTCGCCGAGCTGCGCGAGACGTGGACGCGACCTGGAGCGCCCAGACCCATCCAACGTCCGCTCTAGTGGTTCCCATTGGTTCGACCGATGCAACCCCACCTGCCAGCACTGGGCGGACGCTCCAGGTTGGGTCCGTGGCTGGGTCCGTAGAGGCCAAAACAGGGGTGGACCAGGCATTCGCACGTTCCCCACCAGAATTATCGGGAATAAGCGCCAGCGCCCAGGGCCGCCTCCGCAAATTACGCGCCCAATTTTTGCCCCTACCAGGGCGCTACCAGGGCGTCGTCTACGCCGCTCTAAGCTCCTGCCCCTGTGTAGACCCTACCGCTGAGGCCGACGAACCTGTAGCGCCCGCTCCTGGGCCCACATGACTCGATCAAGGGGTGTCGCCCTACGTTGGCCAGGAGGGTGCAGTCCGGTTTGGCGCCGCGTACACGCTTGCCAGTGGCGCGCTCGACCGCATCGAGCAGTTCGAGGTAGTGCATGTCCTCACCGGTGGCCGCGAGCACGTCAGCTGCGGCGTCACCGATGGCCTTGCCGCATAGCAGGGGGCGTTCAGAGAGCTGCGCTTCGATTTCATCGGCCATCGCCGACAGGCGATCGGCGTTGTGGCGCAGGATCGTGGCCTCCCGGCGCAGCACCCGGGGCGTTTCGACTTCGATCGTATGCAGCGCGCGGCTCATCCGTCCGTGCAATCGCAGCCGAAGCTGCACTTGCCCCCTTCGCCATACCCCGGGTAGTCGCGGCACATCTGCGGACGCTCCTCGTAGATCCCGCATAGCCGGGTCCGCTCGTTCCAGTGCCGGCAGCGATACCACCGCTGCTTGTCGCCGCCGGCGGGGAACCCGACCCCGAACTTGCCTCGCCGGTAGCGCGCCTGGCGTGGGGTGATCTCCGTCAGCATGTCGAGGACCTTCTCGCCGTCAAGGACGGTGTGGGCCGGGCGGATGCCGTCCATCATTTCGTCGCCCTGCGAGCTCAGCACAAACGCCACGCAGCAGGCGCCGTCGCAGCCGCTCATGGCGGGGAGGTATCGGTATCAGCGCTTGCGTCGTAACGCCTTGCGCGCTCCAATACGGTCGCCACCGACTCGCCGCGCTTAGCTGCTACCTCTTGCAGTTGGCGTTCCGCAGCCCAGCGCCCTTCTGCCGCAGCTTGTCGTTTGGCGCGTGACGCTTCGGCCTCCGGCTCACCACCAGCCATTGACTCCGACGTATCCGGTTGGAGGGGCGCCTCGGCGCGTGCTGCCTTTTCCTCAAATCGCCTCCAGTTGATACCGTCGGGCAGTAGACCCGCAAACTGGTTGGCAGCTTTCGCCAGGTCGTCGGCGGCTACTCGCAGTGCATCCTCAAGCTCGCTCACGCGGGCAGTCAGCCGCTCTACCTCTTGCTCATGCTCAGACACGGGCATAACCTCGAAGGCTTCGCACTCGGTCTCCACATCGTTTTGCGGGATGAGAGGGGATGGCCGTTCGCAGACGTGCCATGGGCGAGGCGACTCCCGGTTGCAGCGTGGACACCAATACGCCTCCCACCGCTTCGGTCCCTCAGTTGGCATCATGTTCTCCTGTCTCGGGGATACTTGTGGTTGACCCACACTCCCCATAGCCACCACCAAAGGTGACCGTGGCGAGCCTTCGCGAGCGGGCGGGTGTGTTCGTGGACCGAGCAACTACACCGTGGCATGGTCGCTCATCGCTCTCTCGCTGCCTTCAACGCGGCACGGGCGATTGTCCACATATCGAGCGCCATCTGCGAATAAGGGGGTCGATCACCTGCGCGGGCCTCAATCTTTTCAAGTGCCTTGATTGCGTCGCTCGGTTCCTGCTCTCGGACGTAGGCGAGGGCAGCGAGAAAACCACGACGGAAACACGCGCCACGCGGCTCGGGCTGATGGGCAAGATGGTCCTCAATGTTGCACGCGACCTCCATCGCCGCCCGCTCCTCATCTGTAAGGGAACGGAGGTCAGTCATCGTCAATCGGCGGTAGCGGTGGCTCAACATAATGCTCGTTGAGGCAGGCGAGCAACGCTGTGATCTGATTTTCGACATGCTCTAACCACACGTCGTCCGTATCAACTTCAATCTGGAGCGGTTCCTCAGAATCAACCGGCCCTGAGATGAAGGCCCGCTTACCGTCGCCGCTGTCCTGTCGTATGAATCTCGCTTCGTCTGTAAGGGAGTGTTCAGGCATCGGCTATCCCCTCAGCCCCGGACGGCTCGACGATGGTTGCTTCAAGGCAGCCCTCCTCACGCCACGCGACATCTATCTCGACCGTGACGCTGCCGCATAGAAGGTCCTCCGGCGACTCATTGTCGAACCACGTCTTGACCCAGCACTCGTCCATGACCTTGGTGCAACGTCCGTCGTCGGGGCAGATCAGCTTGGCGCTGACGTCGCCGTCAAACGTCAGGATTAGTTTGTGGCGTTCAGCCATCGGTCCTCCCGGTGTCGTTAGTAGGTGGTCGTTTGGCAGGGCCGAAAAGCCCTACAAACTCGACCATGAAACCCGTGGGGCCGACCAAGAGGATGGCTAAACGTAGGCCAGTACGGCCGGAGCGCCATACTGCACGGTGACGGGATAGCCGCGAAAGTCTGCGCTCAATCGATGCGTCCTTGCGGATCTCGACAAAGATCGTGATCTTGCCGTTGACTTCGCGCATGCGCACACCAACAACGCCATTGTCGTCCATGTAGTGACGCACGAAGTCCTGCTGGATGTCTGTAAGCTTGGCGCTCATACCGATACCTCCCCGTCTTGCTCGCCGCTATCCACTTTCGATGTATCCAGTCTGTAGGTGGCGACCCGGACGGTGCCGGAGCAACGCAGCGGCGAAGTGGCCGAACGCAGATCCGCGTGCGGCTCGGGCACCCGGCCAAACCGATCCGTCCTCCCACATACCGGGCACCAACGGAGGCTCAGGGTTGCTGGTGGGTGGTTCATGTGACCTCTCGCTCGACGTGCTGGAGCAGCCCCTCAAGGGCCGCTATCTCGCGCTCTGCGCTGATGGCCCTACGTTCCCACCGCCTTACCCCCGTCATGCGCTTCCAGAACCGCACGGGAGCCCACACGAGGTATTCCAGGGCGCTCACTGGCCGTCTCCCATGAGATGACCGACGAGTTCCTCCGGCCGCACGCCGGCGGCCACATAGGTCCGCAGTCGGGCCTCGACGAGCAGCACCCTGTGATGGAAGGCGAGCAGACCAACGCTGCCCGTCCCGCCGTGAACGTGGGACACGTGGTCGGATAGCACCGCTCGCATTTCCCCAAGCTCCTCCATGGTGTAGCGCGGCTTGGGGCCCCTATTCATCGTCGCCCACCAGGTCATCCAGCGCCGCCAAAAGGCCAGCTTCCAGCGCCGCCAGCGCGCTCCGCATTACTTCGACGGATTCAATCGGGTCCATGGTCGAAGATGCGCGGAACTCCGTCCTGTTGGGCGTCTCAACCGCCACGACCGTCAGGATCTTCCCGATTTCGCACTCATCGTCATAGGCGTTTCGCAGGCGTTCCATGTGGTTGGCGACGTGTACGCCGAATCGCGTCGTATCCACCGTCAGGCGCCGTAGACTTCCCGCAGCACCCGCCGGGCGCGCTTGCCGTTGAGCTCGTCGGCATACCAAGTCAGTGCGTCCCGCAGGGCGGCCTCACGCAATGGCCCGCGGACCGCAGGAGGGGGCTCCGGCCCGTCGATAAACGCATACCCGAGGGGCGTTGGCGTGATCCAGCTGGGCAGCGGCGGTTCGTGCACGAGCGGCGCCATCCTAGCGCCTCCGTGCATGAAATGCTACCCCTGCACTAGAAACCTTCGGAGGGCCGGGTTCGACTCCCGACCTTCGATGTGGGTCGGATGCCGAAGCGGACGAGGCTCCAGATTGTGAGACTGGCACAAGTGGGTTCGAGTCCCACCCGACCCCCTGCGTTTTACACCGTCCCTGGGGGATCTTGCAGGTCTCGCGTTCGCAACAGGGCGCCGTCCTCTTTGTCGCGGTAGCCGAAGGCGATGGGCAGCTCCAAGTAGCGCGGGATGTCGTCGAGGGTGCTGCCACCCATCGCCCAGATGCCGGCCAGGTGCAGCCACAGCACGAACGGCAAATACAGCGGGCAGACGAGAAACTCGATGCTGCGGAAGTGCTCTGTGCGGTAGTGCTGCATGCCCGCGGCGCCGCCGGTCAGCGGCCAGGCGAATCCCGTCCCGCGTTGCAGGTCGATCACGAGCGTCGAGTGGTCATTGAGCCGGCGTCTGCCGCTGTAGTCGAACACCGTTGGCACGCGCCCCAGGAGTTCCTTTGCATCGGGCATCTCGGACTCCGTCGCGAGTTCCTTGGGGTCCACGCGGCACACACAGAACTTTCCGTAGGCCACGAAATCGGTCACCTCGACGAGTCGTGTCAGCACGCGCCAACCATACCAGTCATCCGAGGGGCTCACGCCCGAGGGAGGCAACATTGCCAGAGTTCACGCCGTTCGAGAAGATCCCCCGCCTGTTTCGCGACATCACGATCACTGAGAAGATCGACGGCACCAATGCCGCCATCGGGGTGATCCCGATCGAGAATCCCGCCTTCTGTGAGCACAAGGGCGGCACGATCGTGTGGGCCGACGACGAGGGGCCACACGGCCGCTACGGTCCGTACTTCGTCTATGCGCAGTCTCGCAAGCGGCTGATTACCACCTCGGAAGACAACTTCGGCTTCGCGGCGTGGGTCAGTGAGCACGCCAACGAACTCGGCGGCATCCTGGGGCCGGGGCTCCACTTCGGCGAGTGGTGGGGCACGGGGATCCAGCGCGGCTACGGCCTCGACGAGCGTCGCTTCAGCTTGTTCAACGTCAAGCGGTGGCGCGACCCAGCCGATCGTCCGGCCTGTTGCCACGTGGTCCCCGTGCTCTACGAGGGCAGCTGCACCACGCCCGCAGTGCACACCTGCTTGAACATGCTCAAGCGCCACGGCAGCGCCGCAGCGCCTGGCTACGACCTCCCCGAGGGGGTCGTGGTCTACCACGGCGCCGGCGACGCGCTGTTCAAGGCGACGCTCGACGACGACCACAAGGGCAACACCCTGCGGCAGGGGAGCGAAGTCGGCGGCACCATCCGCGGCCCCTTGCCGAGGCGCGATGGGATCGGCGAGCTCAGGCCCCTCGGCATTCGAGACCTCATCGACACCTACGTGCCCTGAGCACCAGGAAGGGGAACCCCGTGACCCATCCCAATCGTCCCGGCAACGACGTCCTGCTGAACCGCAGCCGCTCCGTGGAAATCGGCGTGGGCGTCGGTCAGAAGCGGGGCAACTGATGGCCTACCAGATCCTGCAGCTGATCCCGCCACCGCTGGACCGATGGTTTTGGTGGCTGCTGCGGGCTGTGTCGGTCGTATAGCCTGAAGTCGCGCGTCCCCGGAGCCTCTCGGTCCAGCTAGGCCGGGGACGCGCAATGTAGCGAGGGGGTACGAATGGCGATCAAGCCGTTCTCGGAGTTCTTGGTGCCCTCGCGCACCGGCGTGCTGCTCTACTACGACGACCCTGCTGGGTTCGTCCGCGACTGCTTCAAGTGGCCCCAGGGCAAAGGGCCCACCAAATACCAGGAAAGCGTCATGCGCGCGCTGGTCAAGCATCATCGCGTGGCCGTGCGTGGGCCTCGCGGCCTGGGCAAGACGACCACTCATGCGTGGATCATCCTCTGGTTCGCGCTGACCCGTGATGCCGCCGGCGAGGACTGGAAGATCGTCGTCACCGCGTCGGCCTGGCGGCAGCTGACCGACTACCTCTGGCCCGAGGTGGAAATGAAGTGGGTGCCCAAGATCAATTGGGACGTGGTGGGTCGCAAGCCCTTCGGCCAGCTCGAAATGATGCGCCGCGAACTGCGCCTGACCTATGGCGCCGCGACGACCGCCGCCTGCACCGACCCGACCAAGATTGAGGGCGCGCACGCCGATCAGTTGCTGTACGTCTTCGATGAGGCCAAGGCGATCCCCGACGCCACCTGGGACAGCGCTGAGGGTGCCTTCTCCGGCGCCGGGCGCGAGACTGACGCCGAAGCGTACGCGATTGCTTCCTCGACACCGGGGGCGCCCGAGGGACGCTTCTACGACATCCACGTCCGCAAGCCCGGCCTGGACGAGTGGTTCGCCATTCACGTGACCCTCGATCAGGTGCTCCGGGCCAAGCGACTGGCGCGCGAGTGGGTCGCGCGTCGGCGCGAACAGTACGGCGAGATGTCGACGTGGTTCCAGAACCACGTCAAGGGTGAGTTCGCCGCCGAGGAAGAGGATGGCGTCATTTGGCTGTCGCGCCTCGAGGAAGCTCACGAGCGCTGGCGCGAGCTCGGCATCGGTCAGCCCTCCATCAAGTCGTTGGAAGTGCCCAGGGTGACGGTGGGGGGGGAGGACATCCCGCTGCAGGCGATCGGCGTGGACATCGCGCGTTCCGGCAAGGACAAGACGGTCTACGCGATGCGCCACGGCAACGTCATTTCTCGCCTGATCTGGCGCGATCGCTCCGAAGACACGATGGTCACGGCCAACGAGGTCAAGGGGCTGCTGGACTCCACCGAACACCACCCGATGGCCGTGGTCGACGCCAACGGTCTGGGCGTGGGGGTGTTCGACCGCCTGCGGGAGATGGGCGCCAACGTGCGTGCATTCATCTCGCAGGAGAAGACCGAAATGCGTGATCGCGCCTCGGTCATGGGCTTTGACGACACCCGCGCCGCGGCGCTGTGGAACTTGCGCGAAATGCTGGAACCGAACTCCGGATTCAACATCGCGATCCCGCCGGACGACCAACTTACCGCCGACCTATTGGCGCCCCACTGGAAGGTGGCGACGTCGGGCAAGATCAGGGTCGAATCCAAGGACGACATCCGCAAACGACTGAAGCGCAGCACCGATGCTGGGGATGCGGTCGTTCAAGCGTTCTGGACCCACCGGTCCGGGCATGCGGTCTACGCGCCCCAGTTCGCTGACGACCTCGGCGGAAGCCGTTGGGCAGCACTTCGCCCCGATCAGATCGGAGGCGGAAAGGAGCCGTATGGCATCTTCGGAGCGTCCCTCTCGTAGTTCTGCGCGCACCTCGACCCAGAAGGCCCTCGTCAGCGAGGTGTACTCCGGATCGCTGACGACGCGCCCGGCCTACTCTGCATACCGCCCATCTGGGCCACGCACCGGTGACCCATTCACCGAGATCGGCACGAGCGGTTTGCGCCAGTACGGCGGGTTCGTGCTGGAGGAGTGGCTCCAACAGCTTCAAGGCCGCAAGGAACCGTGGGCCTACCGCGAAATGATTGACAACGACCCGGTGGTCGGCGGGATTCTGTTCGCGATCAAGATGCTCGCCCGCAACGTTCAGTGGTGGGCGCAGGGGCACGAAGGCAAGGACGACGAGCGCACCGATTTCGTCTTCGAGTGCATGCACGACATGACCCAGACGTGGACCGACACGATCTGCGAAGCGCTGTCGATGTGTGGGTACGGCTGGGCCTTCTCCGAGCTCTGCTACAAGCGCCGCAACGGCCCCCAGCGAGACACCTGGTCCCCGGTGTCCTACCGCAGCGACATCGTTGGTGACGCTTCGGACCTTGAGGAAGATAGCTCCCCGGCGTCCTCGCGGTACAAGGACGGCAAGATCGGCTGGCGCAAGATCCCCGTGCGCGGGCAGGAGACGCTCCTGAAGTGGGGCTTCCGTGGCTACGCCGGGATCGCCGGGATGGAACAGGTCGACTGGCACGGTGGCCAGCACTTCATCCCGATCGAGAAGGCGCTGCTTTTCCGCACCGAGACGACACGTAACAACCCACAGGGGCGCTCCCTTTTGCGCAACTGCTGGGTCCCCTTCTACTCCATCAAGAACATCCAGGCGCTGGAGGCCATCGGGATCGAACGCGAGCTGGCCGGCATCCCCGTGGCGATCCCACCCGACGACGTGGAAATCTTCAGCCCGGGCTACAGGCCGCTGCTTGAAGAAGTCCAAAAGATGGTCACATCGCTGCGCCGCGATGAGTACCAGGGCGTGGTGCTGCCCAGCGGCAAGTGGAAGCTCGAACTGATGAAGACCGGTGGGTCGCGGCAGATCGACACCGACACGATCATCCGCCGCTATGAGCAGCGCATCGCCGCCTCGGTGATGGCCGACTTCCTGCTTGTGGGCCAGGACGGTCTGGGTTCTTACGCGATGGTCGACGTCAAGAGCGACCTGTTCGGTGTGGCCATGGACACGATCCTGGACCTGATCGCCGAGCCGTTCAACCGGTACGCCATACCTCGGCTGCTCGCGCTCAACGGCATGTCGGTCGAGAATCCGCCGGAAATCCGCCACTCCCACGCGGGCCGTATCGACCTCGAAAAGGTCGGCGAATTCTTCAAGAACCTCTACATGGCCGGCGCCGAAATTCCCTGGACTCAAGAGCTCATCGGGCAGTTGTTTACCGAAGCGGGCCTACCCGCCGGATTCAACGGCCAAGCGCTGGACACCACTGACCACCCCACCGGCCAGGTGCACCCCGCTGTGCGGCCCGAAGCATCGGCAGAATCCGACACGCCGGCGAAGTCGGGAAAGCCCGACACGAAAGTGCAGAAGGCCGGCGACCTAACGGACGACCTACGCGATCGCGCCCGGATCCTGTCGACCCAGCTCGCCGGCGAGATGGATAACGCCCTGGCCCACCTGGGACGGGAAGCCGGTCAGGCGTACCTGAACCACGCCGAGAAGTCGATGAGCCGCCGCGACGTGGCCCGTGTGGCCGCCCGCGTGTTGCGCCGGCTGAACATCCGCGACTGGGTCAAGAACCGCATCGAGCCGTTGCTCCATAACCACGCCGGGCGTGTAGTCACGGACACCCAGCGCGTGATTCGTCAGGAGCTCGGTCAGGAGGTCCAGATCGCCGACAAGGACGCTCTGGCAATCGCGGCGAAGGCCGGGTCCCACCTGAACGTCTCCGACATCGAGCCCCAGGTGCGCGAGGCGATCATGCGCGCCATTGAAGAGGGCTTCGCCGCCGGCGAGAACCCTACCCGCACCGCAGAGCGCATTGCGCAGTCGGTGCCACCGGGCCGGTTTGTGAAGGCTGGGCGCAAGTACCGCTCCGAGTTGATCGCGCGCAATGAGACTGCCGAACTCCAGCGCGCTGCGACGCTCGCGGCATACCGCTCAATGCCAAATGTCACCGCGGTAAAGCTGCGTGACGGCATCTACGGGCCTCCGCGCTCGGACGCCGAGTGCATTGAGCGTGATGGAGAGATTGTACCGATCGACGAAGTTGACCGCGTTCAGCCATTCCATATCAACTGCACCCTGGGATTCGCACCGGTAGTGGGCTGATCCCGCCCGTTCACCTGTAGTCACCCGACAGGAGGTGGAAGTGGCAGAACGTACGTGGCCCTCGGACAAGTTGATTGTCAAGGGCGTCCGTCAGCACGGCTCCCAGGCGGCCTATGCGCGCGCCCTGGGCGTCAGTACGACCACGCTGAAGGAACGCATCTCCAAGCGCGGCCTGCGTGATGCGATTCGTCAGTCGGTGGTCCTGGCCCACCCGCCCAAGCCGGAGGTCCCCAAGCCGCAGCCCGGCGATGAGGTCTCCCAGGCCGAGAAGCTCGAACAGGAGCTCGCCGACGCCCACCGGGCGCTTGACCG